TTACGATCAGGCAGGACCAGACATGCAATATGAACTGCGTCGCTTGGTAGAAAAAATCATGCGATCTGTTGGACGCTCAATCAAGGTCACAAACTAATGGCAATCAATATTCCAATCATCACAGATTTCGATTCACGCGGAATCAAAAAAGCCGAAAAGGCATTTGGCGAAATCGAAAAAGCAGGTGCCAAAGTAGGCACATCGCTCAAAAACGCTTTGTTGCCTGTCGGTCTTGCTTTGGGTGGACTGGCCGTTGCCGGCGCAAAGTTTGCAATGGCTGCCGCAGAAGATGAAAAATCTGCTGCGTTGCTGGCACGCCAGTTGAAGGTCACGACAAGGGCGACTGATGCCCAGGTAAAAGCCACTGAAGATTTCATTCTAAAAATGTCTCTTGCTAACGGTGTCGCAGATGATGAGCTAAGGCCGTCACTGTCTAAGTTGGTCAGGGGTACTAAGGACATCACCAAAGCACAGAAATTGCTTGCATTATCGCTAGACGTGTCTAGGGGCAGTGGCAAGAGTTTGAGCCAAGTGACCGACAGTATTTCTAAGGCCCTGGGCGGCAACATGGGCGCGTTGGCGCGTCTGTCACCCGAAGTCAAGCAAATGGTCAAAGACCAAAAGAGCCTTGATGAGATTTTGCAAGCATTGGGCAAGACCTATGCGGGTAGTGCTGCTACCGCAGCCGACACGTTTCAGGGCCGTATGGACCGTCTCAAAGTCGCTATCAACGAAACCAAAGAGTCAATCGGCTATGCCTTGTTGCCCATTTTTGAAAAGATGGTCGCTTTTATTCAGTCTCGCATTTTGCCTGTAATCCAAAAGTTTGTCGATTCAGTTGGCGAAAAAGGACTAGGCAAAACCCTCAAAGAAACCAGCGGTCAAATCTTCAACTGGTACCGCGAAGCAGACGGTGCCACAGGGGCCACACTCGACTTCGCAGCTGCCGTCGTCACACTTGGCGTCGCGTTCAAAGGGCTTGCAATCCTGTCTGGCATTGCGTCAACCATTTCAGCAATTAGCACCGCCGTCGGCGGTCTAGGCACCATTTCGGCTGGCGTCGGTGCGGCAGGTCTTGGAACCTTGGCCGCAACACTTGGCCTGGTGTTTTTGAACTTGACTGCAATCTTTGGTTTGCTACGCGACAAAGAAGACTTTGCCTACATCACCGCAGCATTGCTTGACTTCACATCAACAATTGCAAACGCTTTCATTCTTATGGCCAACGCCGTAGTCGACGCCGGCAACCTGGTCATCAAAGCGGGCAACCTGCTTTCCCCAGGCAAACCATTTCAAGAGTTTGGAAAACTTGACTATCTGAATGTCGATCGCACAATGAAGATTCAAAACAAGGCACCAACAATTGCAAACCCATCCAACTACAAAGACGTAGGGGTGCCATCAGTGATAGTCAATACTGGCGTTGGTGATCCAGTAGCAATCGGCAAACAAGTAGCAGACGTACTTAGCGCATACCAGCGTCGCACAGGCAACGCACTGGCCAGGCCGTAATGCCCTTTCCAGTCGCCAAAGTATCGGTCGCATTCAACGATGGCCCCTATGTAGTGTCACCAACATGGACAGACATCACTAGCAGCGTCCGATCAATGTCCACTGACCGTGGCCGGTCAGATGATTGGGGAACATTCAGCGGATCAGCAACTGTTGTCCTAAACAACCGCGAACGCCTATATGACCCTTTCTACACATCAGGGACCTACTACGGAAAACTACTGCCACGCCGGCAAATCAAAATAGAAGCCACCTACGGTGCCACCACCTATCCAGTCTTTCGCGGATTCATCGACGGATGGCCACCAACATGGACAGACGCCGGCGGTGATTCGACAGTCACTTTGTCTTGCTTTGACGCCATAAGTTTGCTGAGTGCCGCACCAATGCCACCGGTCTGGTCATCCAGGTACATCAATGATTTAGGTGCTGAACACTTTTGGAAGATGGACGATCCAATTATCGGCAGCGGGGCCATCACCACATTTACAGACAGTGGCACACGTGCAACATCATTCACTAGCAGCAACATCATCTATCAGGTTCAGTCGCTTGCCAGTGGCATTCCAGATACCTGCGTTGGCAGTTTGCAAAACGTCAATACAGGGTCAATCGTTGACTTGCCAGTGCCGTGGGGTACCTATGGCAACGTCTCTTTTGCATTGTGGACGCGAAACAACCAAATCAGTGCAACCGGTTCCCTATTTACCCTTGCCACTAACGGTTTGGCCTTTGAGATGCAGCAATACACAACTGGTGCCAGCGTAGGCAAATACGGTTTTCGCATTCGCAACCTAAGTATTGGCTACGAATGGTTTAGCAGTGCCCAAGACCTATCAGAGCCACACCACATTGTCTTTACCTACAACAGTTCAACTGGTCAAGGTCTTGTCTATATTGACGGAATAGCCGAAGCCCCGACACGCCTGGGCTATTCAACATTATTTGGTGCTTTTACTCTTGAAGCACTGCAATTGTTTCGAGGTGAGTTTCAGCATGTTGCCAGTTTCAACAAAGTGCTAACATCAACCGAAGCATCGACTATCTATCAGTACAGCTTGAACCAGTTGTCAGAAACAACATCACAACGCGAAACACGCATCATCGGCTACACACCGTTTTCGACATCCATGACCAGTTTTGCAGGATCTGAAACAGTGCTTGACTTGCCACCTGATTTGTCAACCGCAACGTCTCAATTGCAAATCGCTGCCGATTCCGAATATGGATTCTTATTTGCAAACAAAGCAGGAATCGTCACCACATACACCCGCAACCAAATACGCAGCCAAACAAAGTCAATCGTCTCACAAGCCCAATACGGAAACGGCGTCGCCTTCTCAGGCAACGGCATCGGTACAGATGTCCAGCTGCAATACGCCGGCGACTCAATGCGAAACATTGCAGACGTGTCATGCACAACCGCCGGCACCGTGACAGTCACCAACACCACCAGCGTCAACACCTATGGATCAGCGCGGGAATCCCTAAGCACTGTTCTTGGCACTTTGTCTTCCGCAACTTCCCTGGGGCAAATCGTGTCTGGTTGGGGTGGCCAGGTCTATCCGTTGGCATCCCCAACCGAAGTTGTTGTGTCGCCTGACGCCTCGTGGACCACCACACTTAACCTAGAACTGTTGGACCGTTTTACATTGCAAATAACCCCACCTACTGGAAACGCGATCAGCAATTACATGTTGACGTCTCGCATTTCGCATTCTGTAAGCCCTGGCACTTGGGTCACAACTCTTGAAGGTTCTGCACGTTGGGCTGCGGTCTTTATTCTCAACCAATCCACCCTTGGTGGGACTGACCTTCTAGGATAATCATTATGGCTACACCCACAAATCTTCCAGCATCCCAAAGCACAGGCAATGTGCTGACTGCTGCTTGGGTCAATGACCTACGTGGTGCATTTCGTATTTTGCAGGTTGTTATGGCATCGAGTGCGACAGCTACAACAAATACCACCAGCACTTTTGCTGACACAACTTTGACGCTTTCAATAACCCCACAATCGTCAAGCAGTAAGATTTTGGTAATGATTTCGCAAAATGGTTGTTTCAAAAGTGCTGCAAACTCTGAAAACAGAATGAATATTAGGCTGATGCGAGATGCAACGAACATTGCAAAAGTGACTGGTGACCTGTTTTTGTACACAGGTTCAGCTATTGCCAATGGGGCGGCAGCATCAATTTCTGTGCTTGACAGTCCAGCGACCACTAGTGCAATTACTTACAAAACGCAATTCATGAACCCAAACGGCACGGCATCTTGCATTGTGCAAGAGGGTAGTTCAAACTCAACAATTGTTCTAATGGAAGTAAGCGCATGAGCCACGAAGAACTTACAAAACTATTAGAAGACAATGGATTTGTTGACGGATGGTGCCTAGCAGGCGACACGCTAATTTTGTGGCAACACGACCAAGACCCACCAGCACCACTTGTGAGGCCAGATGAAACGCCTAGCCCTGATTAGTTTGTTTGCAATCACTTTTGCATCTTGTTCAGATCGAACACGCGTCAACTGTGAACGCACCAAAAACAAAGCATTAGGTGCAGCAACCGTCTTAGGACAGATAGAAGGAAGCCGCTGTGGCTAGGGAAAAACTTACCAACGAAGAAATCAAAGCACGCATTGTGTTCATCATCGCATTAGGTCTTGTCATCGTTTTTGTCGTGTCAATCTTTGCAATGCTTTTCAATCTTCTTTATGTCGTACAACCTGTCGAGATGTCCGAAATGGACGCAGAAACCTGGAAAACGCTAAATCCGCTACTAATGACCCTCGGTGGTGCCCTAGTGGGCGTCGTCGCAGGCAATTCGCTCAAAGACAAGCCAAAGGACCCACCAGCACCATGATTAGCACCGCATACACAGTCCCCACCACAGCCATCAAGGTCTATCAAACAGGCAACGCGACTAACCGCATCTATGTACGCGCCACAGGCGCAGACATCTATTTAGGCGGTGCCGGCGTAACTGTCGCCAACGGCCTAAAACTGGATGCAAACAATGTCATTGAAATCACTGTTGACGAACTAGAAACCCTGTACGCCATCGTCGACACAGGCAGTCACACACTTCACGTATTGTCCCCTAACCAGTCATGAAATACACCGGCTACGACAAGACCGCTGATCAGCGCATGAAAGGCACCGAACGCTTTGTCGAGCTGTGCGGTCGCCGTTGGGGCATGAAAAACCTTGGCACCCTAGTTGTACGCCAGATGAGATCAGGCAAAGGCATGTCAGTACACGCCACAGGCCGTGCAGCAGACATCGGATTCAAAGACACCCCACAAGGCCACGCCGACGCTGTCGAAGCAATGCTGTGGTTTGTCAAGTACTACAAAGAACTAGGCATCGAAGAAATACACGACTACGGCGGCCTAATCAATGGCACCTGGCAAGGCTGGCGATGCAACCGCAATGGCAAACCAGGCTGGAAAAAATGGACCGACACCGACAACGGTGGTTCAAAAAACGGACGCTGGATCCATGTAGAACTAGCCCCCAAATCAAACGGTGGCCACGCCGAAGACGATGTGGCCCTAGAAGCAGCTTGGCGCGCGCTACCAAAACCCGCCAAATAAATCGCGCGCATTGGGACGATGCAGCGCGGCCCCACCGGCAAGGTTTCTAGCCTTTCTTTCCATGTCGGTGGGGCACAATCGCAAATGCTTGCAATGTTGTTTGCATTCGGTAATACTCACAGAGCCAACCAAATGGCACGAAAGGAACCCGACATGACATTCGAAGATTTACCGCTATTCCGTAGCAGTGACCCGACCACCAGCCGTGACGGCGCAAAGCACGTCATGATCCGCAGAACAGGCCAACTAGCCCGCCTACTCATGTGCTACGCCGACAGCCAAATCGGCATGACCGACGAAGAAGCAGGCATACGCACAGGCATGGCATCCATCGGAACTGGATATTGGAAACGATGCAGCGACCTACGCCGGCTAGGACTCATTGAGTACACAGGCACCACCCGCCTAACCAGCGCAGGAACACCAGCAATGGTCTGCACCGTCACCGCCTACGGCATCGCAGAAGCCCACAGATTGCGTCAGGAAGCCCAATGAGCGTCGATGCTGTGTTCTGGTGGTCAATGCTGTACGGAACCGTACAAGGGGCATTGCTTACAATTATTCTCTTAGCCTGGTGGAACCACCGATGACTATCCTGCCGACCTACATCTACGATGCCCTATTGTCAGATGACCGACTAACACTGGTTCAAGTCTTTCGAGATTTTGAAACAGGTCTGATACTGGAAGCCGCCGTGTGCAAACGCGACGACACCCATTCCAGTTGGGGACCGCCAATCAGGACACGACAGGTTGATTAGACGAATCATGATCACAACGGCATTATTCATCGCAAGTGCAGCTGCGCCGGCGCAAGCGGAATGGGGACACCCCATGCCAAAAGCCTGGTACATCAAACTTGCCCAATGCGAAACTGGAAATAACACTAGGCATTCGACGCGTTCTTACGTGACAGCATTTGGGATATACCGCCCCACTTGGGACAACTGGAACCACACGCCTAACCGCAAGGCTCATTTGCTTACATTTGCACAGCAAGCACGTGGCGTGGATCGCATTGCGTACCACGGCCACACCGAAGGCGGAAGGTATCGCCATCCAGTAGGGCTTTATGGGTGGGGTGCCATAGCCAACAACTGCAATGGGCTAAATGATGACCTATGCAAATCTCGACATCCCCTTGTGATAAAAATAAGACGTTGCAAATAGTTTGCAAACAGAAAAAGGAAACAAAATGAAAAACCCGACCGACAGGCATGACATTACAATTGCCGTACGAATCAAACCAGATGACTACCGACTGCTTTGCAGCATGATCGGTGGCGACCTCGGATGCAAACGAATGTCAGACGTCATTCGCCTGTGCCTAGAACCAGCCATCGCAATTTTGCGTGAAGATGCAGCCGACAAAGCAAAAAAAGAAGCAGCCAAAGCAAAAAGGCAAGCAAAAAAGGCAGGCACTAATGTCGCACAGTGAAGCAATGGAAATCCTTGGCATGTTGGCCGTCAAACTAGAAATCGAAATGCGATTCAAAGAACGCGAAGCCATCGAATACGCCATTGGCAAACTGACCAGCCAAGACACCAAAGACGCAATGAGCCTGGCAGAACAGATTTACCAATCAGCCATTGAAGCAAACGACATGTACCGCAGGGGCCTTATATGAGCGACAACGGAACCTTGCGTGACCATCTGGCCGATGTCATTACAGAACGCAACGAACTATTGCGCCAAGTAGAACTGCTAAAAGAACGCATCGACGAACTAATGCAAATAATTGACACGCCGGCAGAAAACTGATGCCACCCATGAGCAACGCCGGCAAACAACATGACAGCCGCTGCATCTTCTATGGCGTAGATGGATTCCCACGTGCCGACTGTCGCCAATGCGAGCTGTACGACGCAATCTTGATGCTTGAACGCGAATGCCGAATGAACAAAGGCATTATCGAAAGCGCACAAAAAACCATCAGAGGTTTAGAAGCCGAAGTGGACAGATTAGAAAGAATGCACCGCAATGGCATTTGATATTTCCGAATATGTAGATGTACGGCACCGCCTAGAACTTGCGTTGCTTGACCATCCTGATCTGCGAGTCATTGAAGACCCACCAGTGCTAGTCACAGTTGGTGAACGCATATACATTCAATGCGCCGTGACCGTCTATCGAAGCCACGACGACCCGACACCAGGCCGCGCCTACTGTTGGGAAGTATGGCCTGGGCGCACGCCTTTCACTAAGGATTCTGAGCAACCTAATGGAGCCACCAGTGCCCTTGGCAGATGTTTGGGGTACATGGGATTTGGCATCAAATCAGGGCTTGCCAGTGCCGATGAGGTACGCACAGCCAAAGGCAATTCCAACGATCCAAGAGATTTCCAGACCGTGCAGGAATCATCCGTGACGTACCTGCCAAAAGCCAAACGCACCAACGACGATGCCTGCACAGAAAAACAGCAGTCATACATCATGGCCCTGTCTAAAAAACACAAACAGACACCACCAGACTTCCTGACGCTCACAAAAACGCAAGCAAACGACATCATTGACCATCTCAAAGGATTAGAACAATGACAGAGTTCATATCCATGTGCATCATGGTTTTCGCCGTCTTCATGACAGGACTACTACTAGGACAATCAAGCAAAAAATGATTCTCGCCATCTGGTACTTGTCACTAATTGCTTGCAGTGCCATACTGCTCACCCGCTGGTTCAAAGACTAAGACGCCGGCTACAACTGAATACGCGCACGGCCTCATCATCAGTTGCAGATGGTAGGTATAAAACAAGGGGACTTGGGTCGAGCAGTCTGCCTAAGAGCGATTGCGCAGCGTCTAAACGTCATAAATACGAATGGTGACCGTCCTACGATGTCCTACATCCGGCAACCACAGAGACATACTGAAATCGCGGGGGGTGAGCATCACGGACAACCCAACGAA